ACTTAACATAATATAGTTTATAAGACATTCGGCATATACCCCCTACCTGTTTGATTCGTACGGAAAAATAGGATTTGCCTGTGTGCCCTCCAATATTCTGATATAAACCATGTTTTAATGTTTTTTCACATTCTGATTTTTTTTATTTTCCATATAACCCATTATAATTAATTATAATATGAAAGACACAGTAGCCAAGAGAACTTACAGATGTAAATGCGGAGTATCTACAGAGGATTATGTTTGGGATAGTTCCATAAGGGAACATACCATCAAGTGCACTAAGTGCGAAAGTGTGCTTAGCTTTGACCATATCAAGGTAGAGAAGGTAGTACATATCACATCTATCCGAACACCAACTAAAAACCGATAATATGAATGCAGAATTCAGAGATATTAGCAAAGAAGCTTTTATCATAGCTTACAAGGAGAATTTTGGCAATATCACCATTGCTTGTGAATCAGCAGGGGTTGGTAGAGGTCAATACAAGGCCTGGTGTGAAAAAGATCCTGAGTTTAGACAAAGACTAGCTGAAATAGAGCCTGAGGAGATTATGCTTGACTTCGGTGAGCATAAACTGATGGAAAGGGTTGCTAAGGGTGATACCCTAGCTACAATGTTCCTGTTAAAAACCAAGGGTAAGCGTAGAGGGTATATCGAAAGGCAAGAGGTTGCTCACGAAGGAGATGTGGTTAAACAGATTACTGTCAATGTCTTAAAGGCTAGTCATGTAGAGGAGTTGTCTAATGGTGCTCAGCAGTTAGATGGGGATGAGCATTTATCTCTTGAGGATACCGGCATGGTTGTTCCGGCTACAGAGGCAGGTCATATCCAAGATATTCCACTTTACGAGTTCGATAAGGAGGTAGATGTGCCGAACGAGATGGATATTTACGAGGAATAGTGTTTAAATGCCATTTTAAGCGTAGCGGAAAGTGGTGCATATGCTTAAATCTATTTATTGCCACTTTTAAGGCGATTCTAGGGCATATCTGCCCTTGAGTAGTACTATCTATCCAAAAAGGGGTAGAGTGTCTTAAAACGCTTCTAAATGCCCTTTAATTAGATTGCATGAATTTTTCCGAATTATTCATGCAGATTTGCCAAATTCGGTAGTATTACTACTCTAATAGCAAAAAATGTAAACTCTGCAAGTTTTGATATTACTCAATCGACTGAGTAAAATTACTCAAAGTAAAATAGTAAAGCTATTATTTTACTTTATCAATCAAAAAGTAAACCTATAAGTTTACTAATGAGCCGTAAATGATTGACAATCGGCTCAAACATGATTGATAAATGGTCATTAATGACGCATATCGCCATCATATGTGTCATAAAACGGACTTTATGGTGGGTATATACCCTTCTATAAAACGAAAAGTATTAGCTTTGACTTGAGCAAACCAAAATTTTTAATTTATTTCCATGGAAGTAACCACCAATGTTGTCTTTGAGGTACTAAACAACTCGAAGAAGAGAATCTCTGTTATGCAAGGAGGTACGAGGTCAGGAAAGACTTACAATGTGCTTACCTGGTTTATAGTTAAACTTCTGCAAGAAAAAGGTAAAACCCTAACAATTTGCCGTTCATCCCTACCAAGTATCAAGGGATCGGTTATGAGAGATTTTATTGAGATACTATCGAAGTATAAACTCTACTCGGAGGAGAAGCACAACAAATCAGAGAATTTATACTTTCTTAATGGCAATACGGTAGAATTTGTATCTACCGACCAACCGCAGAAGATTAGAGGTCGTAAAAGGCACTATCTGTTTATTAACGAGGCAAATGAGGTTAACTACGAATCTTGGATGCAGTTAGCCCTAAGAACTACGGATAAAATCGTACTTGACTATAACCCTTCCGATTATTACTCTTGGATTTATGATAAGGTCATTCCTAGAGAAGATACCGACTTTACCATCACGACTTATAAGGATAATCCTTTTTTAGATAAAACCATTATTGCGGAGATTGAAAGATTGAAGGATGCTGACCACGAATACTGGAGAGTTTACGGATTAGGGGAAAGAGCAATTAGTGAAGCTACGATTTATAGCCATTGGAGAAGAAGAAGGAACTTTCCAGAGGGTGGAGATGTTTTCTACGGCCTTGACTTTGGTTATAACAACCAGACTGCCCTTGTAAGGTGTAAGAACTTCGATGGTGACATTTATGTTGAGCAACTGATATATGATACCAAGATGTCAACCTCACTCCTAATAGACCGCTTAAAGTCAATGGGGCTATCTCGTAGGGATGAGATATTCGCAGATGCTGCCGAACCCAAAACAATAGCTGAGGTAAACAAAGCAGGGTTTAATTTAAAGTCTGCTACTAAAGATGTGTTCGCAGGAATTAACAAGGTGAAATCATTTCCGCTATTTATAAAATCAGAATCCTTAGATTTGTTAGATGAGATTAAAAACTACAAGTGGAAAACGGATCATGATGGCAACACAATGGATGAGCCTGTTAAGTTTCGTGACCACTTGATGGATGCTATGCGTTATGCCATATACTCAAAATATGCGAAAGCAAAGAGAGGATGGGTGGTTTAGACTAAAAATTTGTTACTTTTGTAAAAATATCATATAGTGAAGTTAACGGACATACTAAGTGCGGTTAATCCTTTTAAACAAAAGGCAGCCCCTAGAAAAAATACGAACCTTAATAATCCATTCGCTGATTTTGGTGGGTTAATAGGCGGTAGAACACTTTACCCAAATTTAAACTACGAAAAGTTCGTACAGGATTATGATAACAATAGCGAGGTCTATTCTATTATCAAGCGTATCTCAAAAACAATCTCTACAGTTCCATTCTATGTTTATAAGGTTAAGAGCAAGAAAGACTTAACCACCTATAAGGCAATGATGGCTAACGCATCAAGCGGAGCAGATATTGCTCGTGCTGAGTTAGTAAGGATTAAAGCAGTTGATGAGATTGCCGATAGTCCGCTAAACAAATTATTAGAAAGACCGAATCCCTATCAATCATTCTCTGAGTTCATCGAGAATATCATTGGTTATAAACTTATTACAGGCAACTCGTACATATGGGCTAATAGACTAGCTAATGGTAAAGTTGCCGAACTTGTTACTCTCCCATCCCAATATGTCGCTATCATTAGCGATGGTACTATCAATGGGGTTGAAGGTTATACTTTTACATTAGTTGGGTGGGATCAGTTGAATGCTAAAGATGTAATCCACTTAAAATACTTCAACCCCTACTTTAACACTAATGGACAACAATTATATGGATTATCGCCTTTACAAGCTGCTTATAGAACTGTTCAACGCAGTAACGATGCTAAGGATACCTCTGTAGGTATGTTGCAGAATCAAGGGCCTAAGGGTATCTTGTATGCAGATGAGTCAAATGATTTCGGCCCTGAACAAGCTGGTAAGTTAAAAGAAGATTTCTACAATCAGTACGGAACTAAAACGCAAGGAGGCATTATTCAAAATGCTGGTAAGATTTTAATTGCAGGTGCTAAATTAGGATGGGTTAATATGGGATTATCTCCTGTTGACCTTCAGTTGTTAGAATCAGAGAAGATTACGCTTCGTGAGTTGTGTAATGTGTACGGAGTTAACTCTGCACTATTTAACGATCCTGATAATAAGACTTACAATAACATGAAAGAGGCTAAGAAGGAAATGCTTACTCAAGTAGTACTTCCTGAATTAGTTTTAATTCGTGATGCGTTCAATAGATTCTTTGAAAATGAAATTGGACAAGGTTACTATATCGATTTTGATATTACTGTGTTCCCAGAGTTGCAAGAGGATATGAAAGAGTTATCTGCTATCCTTTCTCAATCATGGTGGATTACACCTAACGAAAAAAGACAAGCAATGAGATACGATACTGTTCAAGATGATACTATGAACTCTATCTTTATCCCTGCTGGTTACTTACCTATAGATGAGTTAACAATGTTGCAGAATCCAAGAGATGCTCAACAACAAGGAGATTATAATTTGCCTCCTGTAAAGAGTGAAGGTTTTTTTTTGAGCAAGAGTGAAGAAATAGATGATGTATATACAAAATACAAGTCTATTACTAACATGGGCTATGCAGAATTAGAAGCTTGGTCAAAAACAGAATGCTCAAAGAAGGCATCACTTGACAGAAGTCCAATAGAACGCAACCTTAGATTATTGTCTAAGAAAAAAGAAGATTGGACATCTAAAGATGTTGCAGATGCAAATAGAACTATAAGCTTTGTTAGTAGGATGAAAGGTGCAGAACAGGGAGAACCTGCTTCGGAAGGATGTCCTTCTAAAAGAGATATATCATTAAAAAATTGGGCATATAATCCATCTAAATAGATGTCGAAGATATTACAACCATCTCAGCAGTTTAATCTGCAACAGACAATAGCTAGAAAATCTATCACAGAGTTTAGGCCACAAATCCAAAAGGCTCTGCAATATGATTTTGATAAAGCTGCATTGCTTGTAAAAGAGATAGGTGTATTTCAACTAGCCAACTATAACAAGACATTTTTCAACCAAGATAAGATTAGCAATATTTTACGAACTTTGTACGAAGGTACTGGTGGTTATACTGCTATGAGGTATCAGAAGATATTTGACAAGTATAAGAAAGCAGAAGATTTTGACCTTGATCCGTTAAACATAATGGATGAGTGGTTAGCGTTTATGTTGTCGTACTGGGTTTCGATTAGTGGCCCAAAAATGTACGGCATACAAAATACAACCGATAACGAGATAGCAAGGATACTAAATAATGTTATTGCTTATGGAAGGGCTAATAACCTTTCTACAAACGAAACAAACGCAATGGCTATTCAGCTTCTTAGAGAAGGAAAGATAAATGTTTCAAGGAGTTTATTAATAGCAAGAACAGAATCTCATCAAGCTTTAAGCACAGGTGCGATTGGGGCAACACAAGGAATTAATATACCTTTGCTAAAACAATGGGTTCACGCTGAATATGTTGGTAGTCCAAGAACTTGGCATCTAGCATTAGATAGGCAAACGAACCCTGATGATGGTGGAGTAAGAATACCTGTGAATCAACCATTCATGGTAAACACTCCTAACTACGGTGTAATTGAAATGCAATATGCACATGATGCAAGTGGTGGAGCAGCGAATAACTGCAACTGCCGATGCTGCACGGTGTATGTCGCTTAAACAAATAAATATGAGTAATTTTTATAACAAGAAGTCGATTGAAGGTTCTCCAATAGATATGGAGGATGGAAGTAGAGTTATTACTATGTACTACTCTGCTTTTGGTAATGTAGATTCCGATGGTGATATAATCACACCAGGAGCATTTACTAAAACACTAAAAGAAAATGGCCCACAAGCCAAAAATAGAATTTGGCATCTAATGAACCACTCTACAGACAAGCCTATTGCTAAGCCATATGAGATGATGGAAGATGCTTATGGTTTAAAGGCAAGTGTTAAGATACCTAATACGACTTTAGGTAATGACTTGTATGAGTTATATAAAGATGGTCATATCACAGAACATAGTATCGGATTTCAGACTATTAAGTCACAACAGAAATCAGGGTACAATGAAATCAATGAAATAAAATTGTTTGAGGGAAGTTCAGTATTGTGGGGTGCAAACGCAAATACACCAACAGTAGGAGTTAAAAGTCAGATTAAGTCAACTCTAGTTGATGAGATGGGTAAAACCATTAAGTCATTGAGAAATGGACACTTTACTGATGAAACTTTTGAGTTGTTAGAACTTAAACTAAAGCAATTACAACAATATCTATCTGAGATGGAAGATGAACCTTCAATCACTCCTGAGCCAACCGCTGAAGAAGCATTGCCAACTGAGGAAGCTGATCCGATGATTTCCGTTGAACTAGAGGTAAACAAATATTTACAATCATTTAAAATTTTCAACTAATGGTAGAAGAAATTAAAAGTGCATTCGAAGGCATTAAATCCGAAGTAAACGGAGCAATCGAAAGTGCGAAGGCTGATAATGCTAGTGCATTAGAAAGCGTAAAGGCTGAATTAGAAGCTACAAAAGCTTCAATTACAGTTGTTAAGGATGAAATAGAAAAATTGGAAGCAAAACAAAATCGTGTTAAAATGAATCAAACAGAAGTAAAAGGGTTTAATGCTACCCTTGCAGACGCTATCGAACAAAATGGTGATAGCTTAGCGAAATTAGCTCGTGGTGAACAAAAGCGTTCAAGCTTTATCTTGGACACAAAAGCAGTTGGTAATATGACAGAAGCGGTTAACCTTACAGGTGACATCACTCGTCAATATGCTAATCAAGTATATGCTTTACCTAGTCGTAAAGTGCATATGAGAAGTTTATTACCAATCGGTAGTTTATCTCAAGGTTTATTTACTTTCCCTTACGAAAGTGGTGGAGAAGGTGCTCCAGCAGCTCAAACTCAAGGTTCTTCTAAAGAGCAAGTTGATTTTGATATTACAATGAAAGATGCAGCAGCTCAGTATATTGCTGGTTATGTTCGTATCTCTCGCCAAATGTTAGATGATATACCTGCTATGACTTCTTTCTTACAATCTCGTTTGTTAGAGAAGTATTTAGTTGCTGAAGATGCTCAAATCTTAAGTGGTAATGGTACTGCTCCTAACTTACAAGGTATCCTTCCTGTAGCTACTGCTGCAACTGGTGCTGCTACTGTAGATGTTGAGCAATTAGTTCAAGCTATTGCTCAGTTAGAAACTTCTAACTATTCTGCAACAGGTATTTTAGTTAACCCAACTGATTGGGCTGCTATCATGAATACTAAGAATACTAACTCTGCTTACACTTTACCTGCTTCTACAGTTGTTACAACTGATGGTAGTGTATCTATCGCTGGTATCCCTCTTTACAAATCAACTGCAATCGCAGTAGATAAGTTTGTAGTAGGTGACTGGTCTATGGGTGCTCAAATCATGCAAAATCAAGGTATCTCAGTTCAATTCTCTGAATTTGATGCTGATAACTTTACAAAGAACATGATTACTGTAAGAGTTGAAGCTCGTATCGCTTTACCTATCTATTACGCAGGTGCGTTTATTTATGGTGATTTTGGTAATGTTGCTTAATCTTTAATTAGATTTACAATACAAGGGATAGCCTAGAAAGCTATCCCTTTTTGTTTACACTAAATTTTAGTTATTTTTGTAAAAATTAGCATAATGCAGATACTAAGAGATGTAACGACTACAGTAGCCCCTTCGGCAACAATCGTTACCTTACAGACCGCAAAGGATTATTTAAGAGTAGATTATAGCGAAGATGATACTTTGATTACTAACCTTATAGAAACCGCTAGGATCAGATTAGAGCAGTACGCTTCAGTTGCTATGACTGCTAGAACCCTAAAAGTGGTAGCTTATGTAGATGAGTTTATAGAGCTTCCTTATGCTCCTATAAACAGTATTACATTGGTAGAGTATTGGGATGGTGCTGCATGGGTAGCAATGGTACTTGGTGATTATAGAGTTATAGGCGATACCTACAAAAAGGTTTATTTTAATTCACCTCTTATGAGTGACTTTAGATTCACTTATACTTGTGGATATGCCACTACTCCAGAGTCTATGAAAACGGCTTTATTGAAGATGGTAGGTGATTTATATGAGTACAGAGAATCAAGTGTTGAAAGCTCTAAGCCTTCAGCTAACTTAACAACGGCTTACGAACTAATGAAACCTTACAAAAGGGTAAGTATTATCTTCTAATGATAGGAAAATTAAAAAATAGGATTACATTTAATAGCAAAACAAGCGTTTCTGATAGTGCAGGAGGCTTTGTGAATACTTTGGTATCATACTATGTTTGTTGGGCTGAATTGGTCAATAATACCAATAGTAGGACTAATATAACAGGTAGGGATAGTCTTAATGATGGAGTTACATTTAGGATTAGATATACAACAGGCAAGACATTTACTAATGCTCTTGTAATAACTTGGAAGTCAAGGACTTATATGATTAACTCTATTATTAACGAAGCTGACCTGAATCAATATTATTTAATAGGTTGTGCAACACTTAAGTAATGGCTGAAGAAATAAAATTTACGATAGAGGCAAGAAATCTATTTAAGCTACAAATGAGGTACGCAGAAGTTGCGGATCAATTTAAGGCTTATGCGATAAAAAGGATTAATGAATCTGTATTAGCTATTGAAGCTCAAGCAAAACAACAATCTTCAATAAGCGGACTTAAAAGACTTAATCCAAATTCAAAATATAAAAGGACTGGTAATTTATCTAATAGCATTACATCTACACCATATAACTCAAATACTGGCTATGCTAAAGTAAGTGTTGGTGGTGGATTAGTTAACTATGCACCATATGTTGAATTTGGTACAGGTAAAGGGTTTGGAATACCTACATATAAATACGGATTGACTCAAAACAGATTAATGAGTTTTGCAGGTCAATTTAAAACAGGAGGCAGTAAGAATAATATGCCATATAGGCCTTATTTGTTCAACTCGTTTGACAAACAATATTCTGCTTTATTTAGAAGTTTAAACAACTTTAAAAAGTAGGCAAAATAAATATAAATATATTTCATTAAATTTGTACCAAAATGAAGGACTGCGGATATACACTAAGGAAAGCTTATTACGATAAGTTTATCTCGGCCTCCTACTCATTAGCTGCCTATGATACCATAGCACCTGACACAGTAGAACCGCCTTATTTGATTATCAGTAGTCAGACACAAGTGGACAATAGTAATAAACAAAGTTTCGGCTTTGATGTTACTATCCAATTTGACATAGTTTATAGGACTTTTAAAGCAGGAGAAGTAGGGCAGAAAACTGTTGATACTTATGCAAATGAGTTATTAGGAATAGTAGGTGTTAGACCGCCAGACTACCCAAGTACCGCACCTGACTTTAAAATAGTGACTTGTAAGATTGGTAGTAATATTGCTACCTTTGACTATGTGGATGAGGCATATGTGTTTAGAAGGGTGATAACAATGGATCATTTCGTGAATCAATTAACATAAAAGAAAAATAAAATAAAATGGCAACAACAAGTGTATTTAACGGAACTTCATTAGTAGTTCTAATTGGAACTGAAGTAATAGCATTTGCGACTTCATGTTCTTTAAGCATTGCTATCGATACTCCTGATGCTTCTACTAAACAAAGTTTAGGATGGGCTGATGAGATTGGTGGACAAAAGTCTTGGTCTTTAACAACTGATGGATTGGCTACAGTAGTACCTGGTGCAGTTGCTACTTACATAAGCACAACTGAATTATCTAATTTAGCAATCGCTAGAACTGCGGTTACTGTTAAATTTACTACAGTAAATAATGGTACAGCTGGTGGTGTAACTCCAGTTACAGGTGATACTATTTATTCTGGTTCAGCATTTATTGAGAGTGTAGATATGACCGCTGATATGGAGAACCCTGTTACTTACTCTGTTTCTTTTAAAGGAACTGGAGAATTAACTATCGGTACTAACTAAGCAAACAAACCAAACAAACCAAACATATGAGAGGACAATTTGAACTAACTCTTTCCGATGGAAAGAAGATACCGATGCGTTTTTGTACTTGGAGTCTTAAAAGATTCTGTCAATTACAAAAGATAGGGCCTTCTGACATAGGAGATGCTTTAAGTGGCAAAGACTCACTTGATGCTATTGTTAACTTACTTAAATCGGCTGCTGAATATCCATTATATTCTCAAGGAATCACTCCAAGCTTTACGGAGATGGAAGTGTGTGATTGGATAGATGATATGGGTGGCATGGGTGGACAAAAGTTCCAAGATGTAATGGCAGCACTTGCAGAAAGTATGAATAGCGATATAGAAGATAAGCCAACAAAGTCAACTAAAAAGGATGGAGTAAAAAAAAATTAGAGTGGATTGACATAGAAAGATATACAATGGGGGAGTGCAAAGTGCTTCCCCATTTGTTTTGGGAGATGACCATGGCTGAATTAGACTTTGTGTGGTACGGATATAGGCACCAAGAAGAACAAGAGTGGGTTAGAACTAGATGGCAAACAACACTACTAATTAATATTCAGCTACCTAAGGGTAAGAAGGTTAAACCACAAGAGCTTATTGAATTAGACTGCGATACTCGTAACTTTGTAAAGCAAAGAGTGATGACGGAAGATGAATTAAAAGCGGTTTTAGAAAAATATAAAATTGTTAAACCTATAATATAATGGCAGATAATAGATTTGATTTAGAGTTAGGATTAGACTTTTCTAAAGTAACCGAAGCATTACAACAAATTAAGAGCCAATTTACTGGCACAAGTGCAGAGTTCCAAAAAATAGCTAACAAGTTTAAGGATAGTTTTAATACTATGACTAATGCCATTAAATTATATGGCATGGAGTCATCACAAGCAAATACTGCTACAAAAAGCATGGAAAGGGCCATGGTCGAATTGACTAAAAATGGTATTGATCCTGCAAGTATAGGGTTTCAGCAATTAAATTCACAGATAGGGCCATTAGCAAGTAAGATGAAAGGGGCAGGAGATTCTGTTAAAAAATCTAATATGCAATATACTAATCTTGCTTTAGTATTGCAGGATTTACCTTATGGATTTAGGGGTATTCAAAATAACTTACCTGCTCTTATTGGTGGCATGGCTGGGGTTACAGGTGGTGTATATCTTGCAGCATCTGCTCTTATTGCATTTTTTACTGCATGGGATAATGGGATGATTAAGTTTGGTAATTCTGTTAAATTAGCTACAAACTATTCAAAAGAAGCAGCTACTGCATACGCAAATGAAACAATTAAATTAGAGTCCTTATATAGAGTTGCTACAGATTCCAATAGGTCAATGGTAGATAGATTAGAGGCAGCTAAAGAATTAAAAAGAGAATACCCTGCATTACTAGGTGTTTATTCAGAAGAAGAGATAGCATTAGGAAAAGCTAAAACGGCATATAAAGAATTAACAACAACTATATGGGAATATGCACAAGCACAAGCAGCTACTAAGGCATTAGAAGAAATAGCTTCTAAGAAGGTTAATTTGATGATTCAAAAAACTAAATTATTAGCAAAAGAAAGAAAATTAGCAGCAATAGAAGATGCACAAGGTGTTCAGCAAGGTATAAATGTATATTCACAATATGGTAGTCAATTAGCTAATGTCAGACAAGAGATAAAAGATAATACTCAAGAGCAAAAAAATTTGGTTAAAGCTGCTTCAGATTATCTTCCTATTATAGATGCAACTGTAACCGCAGAAGCAAAACTAAATCAATTTAAAGATGAGGGTAAAAAGGGCGGTAAGCAAAAAGATACTTATGTATTAGATTCATTAAAAGCAAAACAACAAGCATACAAAGATGATATATACGCATTTAGGGCTTATGGTATTCTTATAATAAATGAAGAAGAAAGATTAGCGGTAGCTAGAGCTACAGAAGATGGTACATATTTAAAGAATAAAAAAGAAATAACAGATAGATACCAAGCCGATAGAATAGCTAATAATAATTTATTTGAAAATAATCTAAATACAATATTAGAAACAAATGCTAAGAAGAGAACCGCAATAGAAGAAAAGGAATTTAAAAGAAATCAAGATAGCATACAAAATAATATAGATTTTGAAACTAAAATATATAGAGATTCTAACAGGATATGGGATCAGATACAAAAAGAAAAATTAGATGCTCAAGTTAAATACACTAGAGATTACATTAATAAATTAAATGAGCAATTAAGAGTTGAATTAAAAGTACATAAGAATAATGTTTTATTACAACAAGAAGATGTAAAAAATAAAATAGCCTTATTGAAATTTATGCAATTTTTTGCATTTGGAAATGTAGCGGCTACCGAATTAATAAACTCGGCTATTATGAAGCTTACTGGAACATTAGCTGGATTTGGTGATGTTTCCGAAAGAATCAGTAATATTTTATTTGATAGTTTACATGCTGCATTGGTGGGT